AGCAGTTGTGCAAGCAGCCGCAGCAGTGTCGCTTCGAGGTCGTCGACGAGCCTGGCTACCTGCTGGGCGTAGCGGTCGCCGTCAGCGGGTGAGGCGGGCACGAGGCGAGGCTACTGCTCGGCCGGGACGTCCGCCGGGGGAACCGTCCGGTCTGGGGGGACGCTCGGGTCGGTGCCCGGGACGATCGTCGGGCTGGTCGGGTCCGGCAGGGGGTCCGGCTTCGCAGCATCCCGCTCGGCCTCGATCGCGGCCACCTCGGCGTCGATCTGCGGCTCATCCCAGTCCGGGTGAACCAGGCCGACGATGATCCGCGTCGATGCCGCCTCAGCAGACCGCAGAGCGGTTGCGGTCTGCGCGAGGGTCAGCATGGGCTCTTGGATGCCGTCGGGGAAGTCGACGTCGGGGAGTTCCGGGGTGATCGACGTGCCGAACACGGCCCGGTCGACGTGCAGCAGCTTCAACAGCAGCTCCGCCAGCGGGCCTTTCGTGTTGCGGATCTTCCGGTCGCGGGTGGAGAACGACCGCTGCTGCCGGGCGCGGATCTCCGTCGCGGTGACGGCGACCGTCCGGCCACCCTCATCCTGCCCGAACGTGCCCGGCGAGTACCCGGCGGTCCGCAGGATCGTGGCCAGCAGCTCGTGGCAGGTCGCGGCGTGCTCAGCGAACCTGATCTGGAACTGGCTCGCTTGGGCCATTGCCTGGCTCGACGCCACCGACGAAGGCGGGGTATTGAGGGGGGTGAAGATCTCCCGGTCGGTGTCGAACCCGGCGCCCTGGCCGGGCCCGAGGTCCGTCAACGCCGACTCGGGCACCAGCAAGCGGGCCTTGCCGAGGCGGATGTCACGCATCCACGACGACCACGCCTCGTCCAGGGCGTCCATGAGGGGGGGCAGCTGGTCGAGGTCGGAGCGGCCCAGGTGGCGGCCGGTCGCGTGGTTGCGCCATTCCCGCTGGGGGGTCTGGTTCGGGACGTGCACGATCCCAAGGCCGGGCGTGCGGGGTCCGACGACGGCGCCTTCGGCGTCGACCTGCAGGCCTGCGGTGGCCGGGTCTTCCGTGAGCGGGACAGCCATCCCCAAGCTCGTTGAGGAGCCGAGGTACAGGCCGTGGAGGATGAGCCCGTTGCCGTCCGCGTCGAGTTCGTGCCGCTCCAGGTGGCGCCACACCTGCTGACCGTCCTGACGGACAACATGCCACACGGTGGCCGCGACGAGGCGCCCGAACCGGAACTCCGGCGCGACGGCATCAGCGTCGACAGCGACGAGGAACGGCTTATCCGGGTCGATGGTCTTGTCCCACGCGACGGCGACATACCAGTCACCGAGTGCCGCACCTGCTTCGGCAGCGGACGCCAGGACCCCGACGGCGCGATCGTCGAACAGCGCAGCCAGGCGAGTGTTCACGGCCACGTTGTCGACCGTCACGGATGGCGTCTCAGCGAACAGCAGGTCAGCCGACGCTTGGCACAGGTCCGCAGCGATCGGGATGTGAAGCTTCCGCGACGCCTGCCCACCGGTCGGGTTGGGCCGACCCCACCAGAACCGCGCCACGGCACCCACGACCCCGCCGGCCAGTTGCGACGGGCGGACCGCGTTTGCTGTGCGGGCGTACGTCGCTTCCAGGGCGTCAGTGTCCCCGGCCCACCATGTGGCCAGCTCGTGCATCCGCGCGTGGATCGGTTCGAGGGTCTTCGGGGGCCAGGGGGCGCCGTTCCCGGGCAGCGGCATACGGAGTCCCTCCCCGGGTTAGGCGGCGCGGCGGGCCAACATCGGCCGCCACACGGTTTCGGTGGACGCCACGGCATACCGTGCGGCGTCGAGTGAATGGTCAGCGACCTTGATGGGCTTGTCCTCGCCCTTCTCGGTCGCTTTCGGGTCCCAGGAGTAGCCCGGGATCTCGCGGATTAGGTGCTTGCACCGGTCGGCGACGATCAGGTCCCGGTCGGCCAGGAGCGTGCCGAGGGTGCGTATGCCGTAGGTGACGTCGTTGTCGGCGTTGGCGACGTTCGTCACACCGTCGGCGTGGAGTTGGACCTTGAACGACGCGGCGGCTGGGTCGACCATCACCCATTCGATCGGTGGGCCCGGCCCGTGCTTCGGGGGTTGGTGCATCCCGCCCAGCCACGCCCGGAGCCCTTCGGACAGCTGCCCGTCAGTCCAGCGGGCCGCTTCGGTTGGCGGGTCGTACCGCCACTCGTCGACAAGCGCGAGGCGGGGGCGGCGTTCCGCGGTGACCCCAAGCAGGACCGCGGCGGTGGCGTTGGTAGTGCCGTAGTCGACCCCGGCGGCGAGGTACCGGGACATCGGCGGCAGGTAGGGCCACTCGACGACGTGAACGTCGGGGTCCCACACGTCGTAGACGGCGCCTTCACCGGCGACCCACTCACCTTCGATGAACCGCCGGTACCACAGGCCGGTGAACTCGGCCTTCTTCTGGGCGACGTACTCGGCGGTCAGGGACGGGTTGTCGTCCATGACAAAGTGCCACACCCGCCAGTGCGCGAGGACGTCGAGGCGGTCGAGGAACTTCCGTTTCAGCCAATGCGCCGGGTTGTCCGGGTTGGTGGTGCCGAACAGCTTCGACCCGGGCAGGCTCATCCGGCCCAGGAGCTGGGTGAAGAACCCTTCCGGAAGGGTCGTGATCTCGTCGACATACGCGCCGGCGACGGTGAGGCCGCGGAGGGTGAGCTCCGCCTTGACGTCGTTCGCGCCCATCACGAACACCCGACGGCCGAGGATCGACACGGTCGGGGCGCCGTAGTTCCCGACGATCAGGGCGGCGGCTGGGCCGGTGATGGCGGGGTCCTGCAGGGGCGTGACGACGTTGCGCCACGCTGAGTCGCGGGTGCGTCCGACGATGACCAGGGCCCCGCTCGTGGAGGCGGTAGAGACGAAGATCAGCCACCGGATGAGTGACCCGATGGTCTTCCCGGAGCGGATCGCGCCGTGCCAGATGTTGACCTTGGCGTCGGCTTCCCGGACCGAGAGCAACTGCTTGGGGCTGAGGGTGGGCAGGGTCACGGGCTGTCGGCGTCGGTCTACTCGTCGGCCGCCGGGTCGGTGGTCTGACCGTCGAGGCCGAGTTGCTGGGCGATACCGACGATGAGGGACTTCACGCCCTCAGCGGCCGTGGAGTCGACGGTCTCGAACCGGGTTGCGGTCTGCGCGTACCGGGAGATCGTGTCCGCAATGTTGCGTTCGTCGACCGTGGGGACGAAATCCAGTTCGGTGGGGCTGTCGCCTTCGAGGGTGCGCTTCATCGTCATGAACGGCGCTGCTTCGAGGCGGTCCTGTAGGTGCTCGATCCGGTCGTAGATCCGGTTGACGATCGTCACGCGGCGGGCCTTGTTGTCGACCTCGACGGCTCGGGTGGCAGCGGCTGTGCGCGCCCTGTCCCATGACAGGCCGAGCAGTTCGCTGTGCCGGGACACCATCGACTTTGAGCGGTCCATCTCGCGGGAGATGGCGTGCAGCGACATCCCTTGCCCGTGCAGCTCACGCAGGCGCCGATCGTCTGCTTTGACCCACAGGCGGTTCGGGCGGGGCGCGGCGTTGACCTTGTCGATGCGGGCTCGGAGTTCGCGGGTGCGGGCCACATTGCCGCCCCACACGTCGGCGTGGACGAGGGCAGTTTCGAGGGCGAAGTCCCAGTCTTCGCGGGTCCGTTCGCGCTGGTCTGTGACGGTCCGCTCCCACCAGGCGCGGGTTTCATCGGGCCACGGGATGTGGTCAGGGAGGGCGGGCGCGTCCGGGGGCGGCAGGATACGTTTCACTGCCACCCCCGGAGCGATCGGCCGGGCTTAGGACCCGGAGGAGCGGGACGACGACGCGGCGGACGCGCGGCGGGAGCCGTTGCGGTTGCGGCCGGCATGACCCCGAACGGGGTCCGCAAGGCCCTCGGGTTCACGCGAGAGACCACGAAGCCCCCAACGGCAACCGCGGGGGCCTGATTCTGGGCACACGTGTGCGCCAGTGCGAAACACCCTACCATCACGCACCCTCCGCGCGACGCTCACGCTCCATCAGCGCGGCGAGCACCTGAACCCGGTCATACAGCGCCCGACCATCCCTAGCGTGACCGCGGGTCTGGATCGTGCCCCGCGTGGCCCACACCCGCAACGTGATCGGGGACACGCGCATCCCCAGCCTCTCGTGCAGGTGCTCCACGAGCTGCGCCGCAGACAGCAGCCGCTCCGCGCCCAGGATCGCGGCCTGCCACTCGGTCAGGGTCTTCGTGGTCTTGCAGCCCCGACACTCGATCGGGGCGTCACGCTCGGGCCCGTAGGGCGTCCACAGCGGGTATGCCGCCGGGTCGGTGGTGGGTTGTGGCCGGCGCACCCACCGGACCGCGATGGCGCGCAGGACCCACCCGCAGGCAGGGCACGGTCCGAGGGTGATCTTGTCGCGGCGGGGCGGTCGGGACACGAGGGCGGCCTCGTGGGCGAGGGGTTGGAGTTCGTCGGCGAGGGTCTGCCCGTAGCTGAGTCCTTGGGGGCCGAGCCATTCGGCGAGCCAGTCGGCTTCGCGGTCGAGGAGGTCGGCCATAGCCCAGACGTCGGTGCAGTCGAGGGTGTCGGTGACGACGACGAGCCGCGACGGCGGGTGTGCCGCGGGGTCGGTGGTGGGTTGTGGGATTTGCTCGAGGTGTTGGATGACGGATGGTCGTTCGTCGATGAGGGCGTGGACCCAGTAGGCGAGAGTCCGGGTGATATCAGCGCGCAGGGCGATGGTGGACGAGGGGAGTGCGGGATCGCCGCTGGCGCCGCCGTGGCCGGAGTTCATGGGTTCGGCGGTGGCGTCCCAGGTGGCGCTGATGGTGGCGAGGTGGGTGCGGATCTGCGTGGCGATCGCTTGGCTGTTGGTTGGCTCGTCGGGTGCGTCGTTGGTCACGTGTCGTCCCCTCTCGCCGCGAGGATGCTCGCGGCTTGCTCGTCGGTGATCCAGTCGCCGCAGGACAGGGACCAGCGGCCCCCGGTTTCGCGGCTGATGCTGCGGACGTGAGCGCCACACGATGGGCAGCGGGTCATGATGCGCCCCTCACGGCAGGGTGTGGGTCAGGGCATGCGGCGAGGTGGATTGTCAGCCACTCGTCCCGATGGCAGGCGATGGGTTCGCCGGCTGTCAAGCAGCAGTGTCCCCCGTGGCCGAGGAGCATCGCCACGCACGGCTCGCTCGCGCACTGGCACGCTTTGGCAAGGTCAGTGGCAAGGTTGGCAAGGTCGCTCACTCGTCCACCTCCTCGCTGTGCGCCACGCTGACGGCCTCAACCGTCGCGGGGGTACCCGAGTGAGGGAAGGGGGCCGAACCCGTCTCAGCGGCAGCAGCAGACCCCACGGGCGCCCCGTTCCGCGTTCCGCAACACAGCCGGTCGCCCTCCCAGATCGGACGGCCACAGACGGCGCACCACGCCATGGGTGGCTCGTCGCTCAATAGGCGACCACGCAAGCGGCGAACCTCGGCCCGAGCCTCACGGAGCGCCGCGATCAGGGCAGGGACAGCAGTCCGGGAAGCGGCGATGAACTCACAATCGACGTCCAGCGTCGGCGAGCCACCGAGGACGACATACGAGTCATCCACCCCCACCCGACGGACATACGCCACGGCATACCCCGCCGGCGGACCACCAGCACCCTCAGCCCGCTCCCACGGCCCTTCCGTCGCCGCAGCAGCCAGCGCCTCCCAACGGTCCAGGTCGGCGGAAGAAGCCCCCAAAGAATCACCCGCGCCCGCGAAAGACGGAACGTCCGGTCGGGGCGCCTCGGCGTCCTCCCACTCGCCAGACGGGGTGCGGCGGCGGTCGTTCCCGGCGACGGCGAAGGTCGCGACAGCAT